TCACGGTCGCGCCGCCGTCGGCTGCCAGGGTGTCCGTCTGATCGCCGTCGTTGATCAGGTAACACTCAACCGCGTCCCCTACGCCGATACCGGGAAACGCGGCAATGATGTTTGCCGCCGTATCAAACGTTAGTGTTCCGCCGGCCGTGTTGGACGTGTGGACGATGATCCCGCCGGCGAGGGCGGCTGCCGCTAATGTAGCGTCTTGGTCGTCGTAATTCGTAACGACCAGATACTCATGCAGCCGCAACGTGCCAATGGTTACGATGGGCGTGCCCGCAGACCTGTTCCTGAAACGCAGCACGCCGCTTTCCCAGATGCTCTTGATCAAGCTGAAAGCCATGTGTCACGCTCCTATGTGGTAGCAAACGAAGGTTTCGGAGGCCGTCTTCAGGAAGACGAGCAGCGCCGATTCGTTGGTGGCGACCGTCTGACCCGCATCACCGATGGTAATGCCCGCTGCGGCCGTTACCGTTATCTCTTGGTTGCCACGGTTGATGTAGTAGCACTTAATCGTCTCGCCTATAGCCAGGCCGGGCACCGCCGCATCGAGCAGTGCGCCCGTCGGCACGGTAAGCGTACTCGCGCCGGTCTTGGAGTTGTGGGTGATGATCCCGCCCAACACTTGAGCCGCTGTCGGTGCGGCGGCTTGTGCATCGATGTCGGTAACTACTAGGTACTCGTGGAGTCGGAGCGTCCCGAATGTGACGATGGGAGTCAGGGTGCCCCTATTGCGAAAGCGGAGGACGCCGCTTTCCCAGATGCTCTTGATTAGAGCCATGCTCATTTCGTGCCTCCTCTTTTAAGCAGGTCGGTTCCTGCCGGCTTTGTTGCGTCGCGGCTTCGCGACCTCTGTTTCCTCTGCGACTGGCGAGCCGGAAACTATCGATACGTCTCCTAGCAATGGCTCAGTGTCTTCGTAGATGGTGCGCTCGCCACCGCTTGTTTCTGTCTCCGTCAGTGGCTCTGGTTCGGGCGGACGGGGCGCTGGATCGTCCTGTAGATAACCCAGCGCCGCCGTCAAGTGCTCGAATACTTCCGCCTGCGAACCAAAGCGGGTAACGAAGAAGGAGACGACTTTCTGAACTTCTGCTCGTGCCGCCGCTATGTTCGCCATCAATTCCCCCTATGCGTTAGCCGCGCCAGGGCGCAGCGGGTTCGGCATGTTGGCCGGCGTCCGCTGGACCTTCAGGTCGCGCAGAATGTAGAGGCAAGTCCCGAGCTTCGCATCGTCTCCCAGGTCGGCGTGGTTCACGCTGATGTGCGTGTAGCCGTCGCTGAGCTGGTCCGCATCGATTTCGATGACGTAGATATTCTGCTTCTCGGCCTCGCCTGCCACCGCCGTCATGATGGCCGCCACAGTCTGCGTGGTCTTGACCCACGCTTCATCGCCATCAAGTAGCGTCTCCGACTTGCGGTAGATCGTGTCCATGACGGTGAGGTCATCCGTCGTGCCGCCTGTGTAGGCGGTGTGCTGTTGCAGGGACGGTACCGGGTCATCGGTAGTGCCGGCCGCTGAAGCAATGTAGACGATGGTCACACCGCCGTAATTCTCCAGCGAGACGCGCTTGCCTGTCGCGCCCGCAGTGTCCATGCTGACCGGCGCCCAGCCACAGCTAAGATCAAACAGTCTTCCTAATGCTTCCATGTCTATTCATTGCCTCTCTCTCAGCGGGGGATTAATGCCGCCGAGTGAATGGCTCAGGGGCGGGGGTTTATTGCCGCCCCCAAGCTGGCCTAATTGTCTTAGCCCCTCTCGCCCAGTGTTACGAACGGGCTGAGGTAACTGGTGCTGTTGGCCGGCGTCAGGTAACTCATCAGCCAGCCGCGGCCATCTACGCGCTCGATGATGCGGTAGGTGGTCTGGTCCGTACCGAAGTGGTAGTGAGGCGAGGACTCTGCCCGCATCTGCATCCGGTCGCCGATCAGGTAGTAACCGAAGTCGATGAAGGAGATGTCCTTGCCGCTGCCGGCGCCGCCGACCGTCGGGACCTTCTCGGTCAGAATCAGCGGGCGGCCAAGAATGGTCGCCGGCGGACCCTGCGTGCCGTTGTTCAGCCAGATAGCCGAGCCGCCGGTACCTACCGATAGGCCCATCGTCGCGATCTGCGGGAAGCAGTTGATGTTCGCTACCCACACCGCGCGTCCGAGGGAACCCGGCAGCATCTGGGAGTACATCTTGACCAGGTTCTCCCAGACGATCGTGTCGGCGACCTGGTTCGTCTCCTTGGTGATGGTCACAAGGGCCGGACTGTTCAGTACGCCGAGCGGCTGGCCGACGCCGTTGCCGGTCAGGAAGCCGACGTCCTCGTACCAGGCAATCGCTTCCGGCATCAACTGTTCGATCAGCGCCGCAAAGGAGACGATGGAGTCTTGCAGCAACTCGTTCGGCACGTCGCAGCTCGTCGCGAGTTTCGCGGCCTGGAGCACGACGCGGCCGAACTTGGCCTCAGACTCGCCGAGCGTCCCGCTCTCCTCTATCCAGGTGCCGGTGATGCCACCGAAGACGCTCGAGGCATGAGATGTCGAGTCGATGGCCGGGAACGGAACCCGCGCCGAGTCCATCGGGATAACGCGAGCTCGCGGCCTCACAACCGCCGTCTCCAGGGCGAGCCGTAGCAATTCGGCGCGTAGCCGCTCGGGGACAAGGAAGCCGCCGGCGGCCGGGTCGATGCTGGAATAGTCGTTGCGTATCTTCCGCCAGCGGTCCTGGCCGCCCAGGTTGCCATGGTAGATCGAGTGGAAGAAGTCGGCGGTGCTCTCGAATTCATTGTCGAGGGCGGCGCCGAGAGCGTGCTTGTTGTAGGCGGCGCCGTGTGCCTTCGCGTCGGCACCGACAACCATCTCCGGGCGCTTGACGCCGTATTCGCCCAACTTGACCGTCAGGGCGTCAGTAACGACCTTATCGATGGCTTCTTTCGCGGCCCCCTGGCCGGTGAAGCTGGCCGTTACGGCCTCGGCGACGATCTCGGCCATCTGGCCGCGGGTATCCTCGGACTTTGCGAGCGCCCGCCCGTAAGCCTTGAGGACCTCGCCATACTGGCCGCTTTTCTGGAGATCTTCGATCGTCTTCGGATCGGACAGCATCTCCTGTAGTTCTTCGGGATTCTGTGGTATTACGAGTTTCATCCTGTCTTCTCCTCGTTGGTATGCTTGACCACCTCTTCAACGCCTTCTCGGAGGGCCGACAGCGAAGAGGCGGCGGTGCGTGCTATTTCTCCTGGATTTCTGACGACCTCTCGAACGCCCTCACGCAGCGCTTCCGCAATGGGCGAGGGTTCCGGTTCCGGTGGTTCTGTCTCTACTTCCACTGGAACGGGGGCAGGGGCGGCCTGTGGCACCCACTCCGGCACATTCTTGAAGCGTGCCAGGTTGAAGATGCCGGCGCGGTTCTCGGTCTTGCCGCCTACTACGCCATCCGCCAGGCCGATGTCGACGGCCTCCTGCGCCCGATACCAGGACTCCAGGCGCATTCGGGCCCGCCAGAGCGGTTCGTCGCCGCCGGCGCGGGCGGCATAGAAGGCCGCGATGGTGTCGCCCATCTTGTTCAGCACCTCGGCCATCTTGTCCATGTCCGAGGCGTCGCCCATGACCATGCCGGCGGGTTCGTGAATCATCATGGTCGAACCCATCCCCATCAGGACGGTGTCGGCAGCCTGGGTGATGAAGGAGGCGCTGGAAAGCGCCACGCCATCAACGACCACATGGACGGCGGCAGGGTGGTTCTTCAGGGCGTTGTAGATGGCGACGCCGTCGAAGACATCGCCACCGGGGGAGTTCACGCGGACATTGATTGTCTTGGCCTTGACGGCCTGAAGCTGGTCGACGAAGTCCTTCGCCGATATGCCCCACGAACCGATCTCGTCGTAGAGCAGAACCTCGACGGTATCGCCAACCGCATCACGGATTTCGTACCAGGATCCCATGTCAGATTCACCTTTGGATTCTCGCCACTGCCTGTAACAAATGGCGGCACGTTGGTCCTTCTCTGGGTATTCCTCCGCCATCTCGCTCATGCAGCGACCGACGAACGCACCTCGGGTTTCGTCTTTTCTCGGCTTCGGTAGTGGCATAGGCTCAATCTCCGGGCAAAGAAAAAAGCGCCCTCAGGGGCGCTTGGCCCGCTAAGAGACGCTTCTGGCTGCGCTAGGCTGCGCGGAGCGTCGAACTAATTGCTAAGTTAATTATACGCTTGTTCTATGGCCTGTCAAGTGCATCCCTAATGCGGCCTGAACTTCATATTGCACTTGCCGCAGAATAACTCGGGGTTCCCCTCCACATCACGCGCCACCAAGCGCCCGCATTCGTGCCGCACCTCATCGGTGACGTTCTGCGCCGCTGGTAGCATCAATGTCGGCGGCGTGAACGTGGCCCGCAACGCCTCCACCACCGTCTCGCCCGATGGTAGTGCGGGAGGTAGGGGCAAGGGCTCTTCGCCGTTCAACGTCTTCACTGAAACGATCTGCATGTTCGCCGGCAGCACGACATAGCCGCCCGCGTCCGGGTCGCGCCCCAAGTACTCGCGGTATTCAGGCCAGGTCGCGCCGCCCGCCAGGAAGTTCTCCCGCTCGCGCTTTTGCATCTTGTCTACGTCTTCCTGGAGCGCGCGAATGTCGCTCAGGTCGAACGCGACTTCATCTATGCCGGCGAAATCCTTCACAATCGACAGGTTCAGTACGTCATCGAGGTCGGACAGGAGCGGCGTCATGGTCAGGTCCCAGAAGACCTGCCAGTCCTGCCGCTTGTTGGCGTAACTCGAGGACTCGTAACCGATGAGCAGGCCCAGTATCGACCCCGGGATGCCGAACGCCATCGCGATCCGCGCCTCCGAGACGGCGTCGAGTTCCTTCGGGAGCGCGTCGCGCAGGCCGCGGTTCAGGCCCATCTGATTGTATGTCGAGTCCGTATTGTCCAGCACCAGTGTCTCGTGCCAGTTGGCGGGCCCGGCCGTCCGGCTCTTCAACAGGCCGCGGATCTCATCCCGCTGGGCCTGGTTAAGTTCCTTGTTGACCGTCAGCACGCCGCCCATGCCGGCGCCGCCGCGCTCGAAGAACGTCTTGAGGAAGTTCTTCATGTAATCGTCGATGGCGACGCGTCCCGCAATCACCATCAGCGGCGGCATCCCATAGTACTCATCAAGTGGGTGCCGCGTCTTGAAGTGCATGATGTCGGCGGCGGGGTAGACGATCTTATCGCGCCCTACGTTGTACTCGTAACCCTCGATGTAGTTTGTCGCCGACGGTATGATGCGCACCCTATCGGGCCGGAGCCGCCAGAGTTCCGCGGTGTTCCCGAGCGGCCCGCGCGCTTTCAGGATGTAGGCGTTGCCGGCCAGTTTCAGGTCCATGACGATTGTGCCCCAGAGCTGGCCGCGGCTCATGAAGGGGTTGGGATTGTTCAGCAGGTGAACCAGGGGATGCTCGGGCACCTCCTTGATGAAGCCGTTCCGAATGAGGCGGCTTGGCACCTGGTAGTAGGGCACCCCGGCTGCCCAGAGGTTGCGGACCTCGCCGCGTATCTGCGGGCTGGAGCGCTGCCAACGCATACCCATGATGTGCGGCTCGCCCGCCGACGTCGCCAGCATCTCGATCGCCGCGAAGACGATCTCGTTCCGCATGTAGGCGCTGGAGTGACCGAGATAATTGCTGGCCAGCGGCGACAGGCTGCTGGTGAAGGAGGAGGGCGTCATGATGGGGGCGACGTTACGGGCTGCGAAGGGAACGGGGAGGGTCTTGGCGATGAGTCCCATGTTAGAGTCTCCTAATTTCTTCTCGTCCAGCGAGTTCCGCCTTGGCCAGTTGCTCCATATAGCAGCGCGCAACCGACCTGCACTCATCGTATGGGCGACCACAGAGATCGCATGTAGGTGCGGGTCGGCTGTAGGCTAGGCGTTCTGCAGGATTGCAGCCATAGGTTCGGCGAAACCAGCGCAGATTCTGGTAGGTACGCCACCAACGACGAAGGCGAGTAAGCATCTACAGCCTCCTTGTGGCCTCGAAGATGGAGAGGGCAAAGCCGAGGGCGCCGGCCGCCACGATGAGGACGATGATGGCAGCGACAAGCAGAACGAACCACTGCCCGAGTACCTTGCGGTCGTCGGCGTCAATCATCATCTCTATTATACGCCAAAGTGTCAACACGGGTAAGCGGATCATCGCGGAAACCCCGATGGATAGTCGTGGCGGGCCCAGCGACACCACAGCCAATGCCACGCCCACAGTAGATTAGTCAGCCAGGGCCAATGCATGTTCGTGCTATACGAACAATACTCGAACAGGCACCCCCGACTAGACGCTACGACACGTTCCTTTGTCACGTCTTCCTCCTATACCAGCATCATGCCGACTTTCGCCGACTCCGTACTCACGCCGGCCGCTATCGCCGCCGTGTATGCCTCCCAGGACAGACAGCCCGCCATCGCCGCATCGATCTTCAACGGCGAGTCGGGGCGCTCCTTCTGAATCGTCCACATGCGGTTGCCATCGTCATCGGTGAACTCCCGCATCTGCTTGTGCCCGTTCTGGATGCAGGCGGCAAAGCGAGCATCCCCGTCGTGCGTCAGGGCGCCCGTCTGGATCGCGTTGCGATAGGCCAGCAGGGAGCCCGCCATCTTGCGATAGATGGTCGTGGACCAGCTCACGACGACCTCAGCGCCGTAACGGCCCGCCCACCAACCTACCATGTCGCGCCAGTAGTACGGGTCGGCATTCAGGCGCCACACCTTCCATCGCTTGAACGCGAGGGTTATGGTCTCATCGACCTCAAGGAAATTGATCTCTGTGTCGCCGCCCTCGGTTTCGCGCGGTTCCCAGTAGCCCACAACCCACTGATGGCCGGTCCCGATCTCTGTCCCGATCAGCGCGGTATGGTCGCGCTTCGTCGAGCCGTCGAAGCCGAGCGTTATGAGAGCACCGTCGGGCACGACGTGGCCGGGTTTCGCCAGCGTCAGCCATTGCTCGTAGTCGAACGGCTTGTCCTCTTCGGCGACGATCTGGTTGAGGTAGAAGCGCCGCGCCATCGCGGACGATGTCCGCGGGTCGCGGATCTCGGCCAGCAGGCGCTCAGGACTGACCCACTCGGAATCACCCCGGGCGCCCAGCAGCCCCGCCATCACGGAGGCGTCGTCGTCAAGGTCTATGCCTTCCGGTGCTTCCAGCGAGTCATAGAGGAAATCGGATGATTCGCCGGTCTGCGCGATCTTCTGCGCCGTCTCGTAGTCCTTCTGCGCGTCCGAGTTCTCGCCCGGCGCGTGCGCGTTGGAAATCGCCAGTACGCGCGAGGAGCCGTCGCGGGACTTCGCCACGTTACGGGCGATCACCTTGCTCATCTCGTGCCCTTCGTTCGAGCCGATCCACTGATGGGTCTCGTCCTTCACAACAAAGGTCGCGCGACCGCCTTCCAGCGCACGCGGCGAGCTCGTCACGGCCTCGATGCGCTGGCGCCCGCCGCCCGCGTAGATGATCTCCTTGCCAATGTCCATGCCGTATTCGTTGATCGCCTTCCGGGACAGCATGGCGGGGAAGATCGTCATGAGGTTGCGCGTTTGGTCACGGCTGACGGCGGCGGCCTGAATCCAGGCGGCATAATGGGGGTGGCCGACCGGCTTCCCGTCTTCCCAGTGATCGAAGCGGCAGGGTCCGACGAACTCAACGGCAGAGATGGCGGCGGCGAGCGGGTCCTTGCCCCAGCCCTTCATGCGGCGCAGCATCCCGGAGCGATAGATAAAGCCCCCCTGCTCGTTGATACCGTACCACCACAGAAGGAATCTGCTTTGTTCGGGCGTGAAGTGCCACGGTTCGCCGGCCTTCGGTCCGTCTGGCTGCAGCAGGTATTCCGCCGTCCAGCCGAGTATGTCCCAGCCGAGGGTGTGCTTCGGCAGGATGAAGCGCCCGCGCTTGTCGCGCCGCCAGGTCGGGCCGAAGATGACGGGGGCGCTTGTTACTTCAGTCACCATCGATCCATTCAAACCATGCCCACCAGAGGTCACGTTCATCCCCCCAGTACAGTTCAAGGGCTCGGGCGGTCATCTCGATTACTGAGTCCAAGGCAGCATGTGCGACGCAGGAATCGCCGCCTAGATGCCAGTGAGTCATCCTGCGGCCCCCCTTCCAGGGCTTGATGAAGTTGGAGGCATCTGCGTCGTCCGGCAAGAAGTGATAGTACACATCCCAATGGCGAATGCCGTTCTCGAATTCCACCTCCAGTAGCAGCTCGAAGTTCCCCTGGTCCGGCCGGCGATAGAACCGCATGTCCCTCACCCTGGCCGGAGCGCCAAACACGTCGCGGACTTGTGTGCCTAACTGAATCTGCCATTCCCCTTCGTCGTAGCCCCTCATCGGCGCTCGCTCAGGCGCCCTCAATGGTTCCCTCAGCCCTGCTGCGCTAAGTACGGCGCATTCCAGTTGCCCATCGGTCAAGTAATCTACGGGGCCAAAGTCCCTCCGGATACTCAGCAGGGCGTTCTCTCTCGTCATGGGCGGTGGGGGCCTGCGTCGCCTGAACGGGTTCTTCATCGCTTCCTCCGCCTTGCCTCCATCTCGGCAAGCCATCTTTTGAAGTTGCGCTGTAGGATTTTCACTGACAGTCTCGCGCCCGCCGGTATCCGGCGCCAGCCGCGCGTCCCTGTCATCTCGTAGCTTCCAAGTTCGAAGAAGGCCCAAGCAAGGCCAGCATACAGAATTACTATGATGGGTATAGCCCACAGGTCAGCCTGCTCGAATTGCAGGGCTTCCTTCATCCCTCGACCTCCTTCCGGTAGCTTTCAATAGCCACTAGCGCCGGCTTCTCCGTCTGCGCCGCCGCTTCGACGTACTTGATGCGCAGGTCGCGGCGGGCATCAAGCGTCGTGCCCATGATCTTCTCGCGCTGCCGCAGCTCATTCGCCTGCTTCATATCGCCACTATGGAAGGCCGCAGCGAGCAATAGGGTATCGAGCGCAAACTGCCAGTCAGCCTCAGTCCAGAGAATGCAGTGCGGCATCGTGGAAACCGCATGCCACCAGCGCCGCGTCTGCGCCGGCCACCGGCGCCCGTTGGGTCCCGCCTTCGATAGCGGCGGAGCGTCCTCAAACGGCTTGTCCTCGACCTCCGTCCAGTCGTGCCGCGGCGCATTGCGGTGCCGGACCGGCTGGCCTTCGTTGGGCTTCTTTCCTGGTAGCGTCATTTCCTAATCCCCCACGGGTTTTGAAATTGTACAGGGCGTCAAAGTGG